AGACAGAGGTCACGGGCCACGGTCACTTAATAGATAGACTTTATGAAATAAAAGCTAAAGACGAAAAAGGTATGCCAAGATCTAATGTTGGAGGCTGGCACAGTAACGACGAGCTTTACAAAGATGAAGAATTCAAAAGCACGGTTGGTGATATATTATTAAAAGCTAAAGAGTGCTTTAACCACTTAGATGTGCAAGATAAATACGTTCCAGAAATGACAGGTTTGTGGGGTATGATAAATCCGCCAGGATCAAGAAATAATGTGCACACACATCCTTACAATTATTTGTCTGGAGTGTACTATCTAAAAGTGCCTGAAAAAAGCGGTAATTTGGTGTTTCTAGAGCCTAAACCACAAGCTGAGGTATTATCACCTCCAAAAAAGAAAAACGCCTCTGTGCATATCGCACATAGCGTAGATTTTGAACCAAAAGAAAATTCATTGATTTTTTTTCCATCATGGTTACAACATGAAGTAAAAATAAATAATTCTAATGAGGATAGAGTTATTTTAAGTTTTAACATTAATTGGAGAGAAAATGCCGATAATTGAACCTGCAGAACAAATAGGAACAATAACTTTAGAAGATGGGAGAACAATTCCTAGATATAAAGTTAAAACTGAAACTACATTAACTAATATAGACACTGGTCAAGAATATGAATCTGAAGAGGCTATGCAAGCAGACATAGATGATCCAAACACTTCAACAACTGCTGATAAAATAAGACGAGATGTTAAAGTATTTGCTCCATCGTTAAAAGATATGTTAGGTCAAACTCCAAAAGAATAACATTACTTAGTGCAGGAGCCAAAACTTACAAAAACATTTTTAAATTATTTTAAAAAATTAGATACAAAGCATAAAACATGTTTAGAAATAGGTTCAGGTGATTCAATATTATTTTTATCAAAACGCTTTAAATATTTATCTTCACTAGAAAGTCATAAGCCTTGGTACAAAAAAATAATACAAAATAAACCTAATAACGTTGACATAAAACTTTTTAAAAAAAGTAATATAATAGAAATATTAAAAAAAGAATTACAGAAGAAACCTGATTTTGTCATCATAGACAATAATCCTAATTACATAAGTAGACTTGATATAGCTATATTTATTCATCTCAATAAAAAAAATGATTGTATAATTGTTTTAGACAATGGCAATTGGAATTTAGACGCGTTTTGGTTTTTAAGATCTCATTATTTTAATTTAGATTTTTTTGGAAAAAATTACGAAGATGAAACCACTATAACGTCAATATTTTTTACAGATAAAAATAGCAATTATGTTTATTAATTAGAATTTTTACAGTCACAGTCGTCAGGACAATGATTTGACGCATCTTTCATGTGTCTTTCAAAGTCTCTTTCAATGGCTAATAGCCTTTCGTGGTATCTGCTCACCTTATCAGCAAGGACAGCAATAGCTTTTAAATAGTCTTGTTCAGTCATAATATCTCCTGTGATTGTTAATTTTGGTGAGAACCTAATGTAAACATATTTTTTGTGTCTGCAACAGAATTATTATTAAATGTTTTCTTGACATCGAGTTTATGGTATAACATGAGACAGAAAAAAGAATGAAAGCACAAACAAATGTCTTTGGAAGAATAGTTAAAAGATATGATATGCCTTTAGAGGCTATTGACGATTTAAATCATAAATATGAAGAGCATAAAAAAAATCTTGGTTCTTTTGGTCCAAGACTGGCAGGAAGATTAGATTCTGAACTTGAGTTCACACATCACATTGGTGAAACCAAAATATCTAAAAACATAGTTGATTGTATGAATGATTACATTGAAACACTAGAAAAAATAAATTTATATAAAGGAACTAAACAATTAGAAATTTTAAGTTGTTGGATAAATGATATGAAAGAAGGAGAGTACAATCCTCCTCACACTCATCATGACAACACTGGTTGGTCTAGCGTAATGTTTTTAAAAATTCCAGAATTTATTAATGATGTTAAAGACCCACATAAATTTAAAGATGGTCAGTTAGGTTTTACAGACGTTGATGGTGTACACACCACGTGGATGGAACCTGAAGTAGGTCATTTTTATATTTTTGAAGCTAGACATCAACACTGCGTTATGCCGTTTAAAACTAAAATAAAAGGAGAAATTAGAAGATCAATGTCTTTTAATTTTATAGAACATGTTAAATAAAAAAATTACATTTTGCGCAACCAATAAAGACATGATTGATATATGGCCACATCCTCAACCAGCGTCAAGATTTATTCCTGATGAATATAAAAAATTAGAAAGACATCTTGAAGGTAATATTCATTCTCCAACATTAAAAACATGTATGCCTTTTTTAGACTCAATGACCGCTGGTTATATTATACCTTTTGATCAAGATTATGTAGTAGACTCTGTTGAGGATGATTTTTCTGTAACTCCAGCAAATAGAAACGAACAGGATTTTGGTTTTCATAATCAAACACAATTACCTTCTTCTTGGAAAAAAGTAACAGGTGAAAATGCAGGTAAATTTCATAATAAATGGTTAATTAGAACACCTCCAGGGTATAGCTGTTTATTTATTAAACCTATGAATAGATTAGAACCTAGATTTGAAATAATAGCAGGGATAGTGGATACTGACACATATATAAATACAATTAACTTTCCTTTTATTTTACACAAAAGAAATGAACAGTTTATAATAAATAAAGGTGAACCTATGGTTCAGGTAATCCCTTTTAAAAGAGAATCATGGAAAAAATGGTCTGGTTTCTATATGGAAAAACTTCACGCAAAAACAATAAATCTATTAGATAGTCAGTGGATTGATAGATACAAAAAAATGTTTTGGAAGAAAAAAAGTTTTAAATAATTACGAATAATTTGGATCGTAATCTTTCCAAGTTTTATCCTCAGTATTAGTTGTGCCGTTAGTTTCATCATCAGCTACGGCTGCCCTATAATCTAATATGGCCTCTTCTATTTGAAGTTTTCTAGTTTCTGCCCATGTAAGTAAATTAGCAATAGTTGTAGATCCAACTGCATCGCTTGTAGCACTTAAATTAGTATTACCAGTCATCATGCCAGTAGAAGGATCTTTTGTTTGTATTTCATTTTGTCCTGGTAAGTTATTCCAAATAACTACGTGAATATTATTTGGACACCAAGCATCTACCCAGTTTTTACCTTTATCAGCCCATTCAATATGATATGAATTATCTAGAAGAATGCTTTCTCCGTTTGAAATTACTATTTGTGTTGCCATTGATATCTCCTAATGTTTTATAATATAGTTTACGACCACAAAAGGTGAGAATGAATTTGTTCCTGCAGCCGTAACGGATCCAGTTAAACTTGTTGTAATATTACCAGTTAAAGTTCCTGATAAAGTGTGAGAGTGATTATGTCCAGTTCCTGAACCAGCGTTTCCTACAATATTTTGACCATCACGATTAACACTCGTTCTTGCAATTGCGCCCGCTTGGTTCCCTGAACTGCCTCTTTGATAACTATCTGTAGCAGTGTGCGTGTGACTTGCCAGTTGAGCAGTAGTCAAAGACGTATTATCAATACTACCAGTAATAGTCACAGATTGGTTTGTAGCGTTTGTTGCAGCTTGATTATTAGTTACAGCAACAGTAACTGTGTTAGCTCCACCTGTACCCGCTAAGTTGTAAGTATTACCATCAAAACCTTGTGGCATTTTACCTTGTAGGTTTGGAACATTGAAAGTAGTTGAGTCATCACCTGTGCCGTAAGTAGTTCCAACAACTGCAAATAAATCTGCGTATGTAGTTCTCGATACGGCCGCACCATCACATAAAAGATAACCATCAGGAGCTGTTGTTTTTGTCCAAGGCTTGATAGCCCCTACTTCACTTCTATTTACTATATCTTGTAAGTTAGCCATAATTAATCGTTATACTTTAATAACCAACCGTTGTCACTGTCATAAAACACCAACGCTATAGCAGCACGGTTAGTTGAAATTGTTAAGTCTGATGTTGCTCCCTGTATTTTAGAACCATTTCTTGCTACAGTGATATTGTTAGTGCCTGATGTACCATGTGAGTCAATTATTTTCACTTGATTTCCAATTGAAGGAGAGGAAGGTAAGGTAATTGTTACAGCAGTTCCAGATGTATCAACAAAGATGTTGTCACCATCCGAAGCTGTATAGTTTCCACTTTTTTCTATCCAAGACTCGCCTAAACCAGCAAGTGTAAAAATATCATACCAATTAGTTCCGTCAGTAGAAACTAATCTATATTTACCATTTGTAATTGTTAATGTGTTTCCAGTAGCACCTAATCTTGCAGTGACGTCAGCACCACCAGAAATATTGTTATAAAGTCCGTAAGTTTTTTGTGTAGTTGGAAACTGAACTATGTGAGTTGTAGAAATAGTTCCAGAAAAAATTATTTGGTTTTGTCTTGCTTCGTTGTTAGCTTGAGATTGTGGACCATCTGCATTCGTTAAAGTTGTTGGCCCTGTTCCAGAGAGAGTTTTTGCATAAACACCAGCAATAGCAAATTCAAATACTTGAGAAAAGTTATTGTTTGTAATAGTACCCCAAGTTCCAGAATTTTCTCCTGTGGTTTGTAGTTCTATTCTTAAACCTGTCGAAAATGTTGATGCCATTTAATCTCCTAATTTAAAATTTAATGATTAATTTAAAGTTTGTCAAAACTTTTATGCAGCTTTATGAACTTCCGTCCAGGTTATTCCGCTGTTTGAGTCATCTACTTGTGACCAGAAGGTCCCTTGTAAAGTACCAGTTGCACTTGTACCAGAAACTCCTGTTATTGTAAAGCTTACATCTGTACGAATATTAAGTGTTCCAACACTAGAAGTAGCAGAAACACTCGGTGCTTCATAACTTGTTTCTTGAGTCTCTTCGCCAAGGCTAGAGGTTAAGCCTACACCTGTAACAAATACTGATGTTCCAACAGTGCCTACGGCTGAAGTTAAAGCATTACCACTAGGGAATACAACAAATTCTGGATCAGCCTCTGGTGTGCCTACAGCTGATTGCATGGCTGTTTCTGCACCAGCTACGACTGTTATTTGTCCGTCGCCTGAAATAGAAAATGTTCCTATAGAAGATGTTGTGCCTACTCCTGTTACTGAAATGTTTTGGTCTGTTGCAGTTGACTCTTCACCTAATGAAGCTGTTAAAGCTTGACCTGTTAAAGCTTGTGAAATACCAACAGCACCCCATTGTTGATCACCCCAACCAATAGATCCACCAGTATTGATATCTGTATCACGATTCCAACCTGTTGTTTTTGTTACGGAAGTTGATTCATTACCTAAAGATAAAGTAGTTCCTAATCCTGTTACTGAAATGTTTTGATCTGTTTGAGGTGATTCTTCACCCAAAGATGCAGTAAGTGCAATTCCAGTAGGGCTTACTTCAGCTACACCTGTAGCAACAGCAGTTCCTGCCGTAGAGGTAAGTCCAATACCTGTTACTGAAATGTTTTGGTCAGTGGTAACTGTCTCAGTACCTAGAGATGACGTGAGGCCATTACCTGTAACAGATACAGGTGCTTGCTCTGACCAGGCACCACTGTTCCAAGTTTCTCGGCCCCATCCTTGGATAGAGGCCATGTTTTATCTCCTATGCTATTCTTAAAATTGCAGCAGTTGCTTCAGCAGCAGGAAACGTAATTGTAAACGTACCAGCAGTTGAAGATTTTACACTACCAAAATCAAGAACGCATACTGATGCGTTTGTTGTCAAACCACTTACAGTCGAGCTGTTGTAAATAACAGCAGCTTGTGCAGAAATAGTTGCACTTGTAAATGATATGTCATTAAAATCACATACAGCAGTATCACTTGATAAAGTTGGTGTAACGGACGTTAATGTTCCACCGCCCTCAGAATAAGTTCCTGAGTTTGCCACTTCATCAGTTTGTGTAAAAGCAGTTGTTGATTTACTTAAAGTTGCTTCTGAATCGTATAGCGCTAGTTTAAAAGCATTCCCCG